CGTTCACGATTATTTTTATCTTTTTTAATAAGGGCGTTCCATTATGCGGATATTTATATTCTATACTTTAATTAGATGTCGGAATTACCCGTTATAAATTATGGCAGAATGGAACGACTTAGGCCTCCAGTAAGTACTACAGTACAAATGAATTTGAATACTTTTTGTGTTATTTTGATAATTATATGTGTATTAGTAATGTATAAACGCTCAGTTGGAATTACTCAAGAGCGTGAACGATTCCATACTTGAGACAGTCTTTTGGTGAGAGGTAAATATCTTTCTTCATGAGCTTCTTGAGCATCTTATCAGGAATCATTGTCTTTTCGAGATACATATTCTTCAACATTCTCATAAACTTATCCGTTGATTTCAGCTCATGTTTAAGTTCCTGGAAATTACCCCACATCTCGGTAGAAATTTGATGAATGAGAACGTATGCATTCTTCCCCATTCGCCTCTCAGAACCCCCGAGAAGCATGAATGTAGCTGCACTACAACAAGAACCTTGGGCGATTGTACGATCTTTACACGAGATGATTCGAGAGTGTTCATCATCGTCATACCAGCAAAGATGCAACCACCTTCACTCATGATATGAACCCTAATTAGGGGTTCGTACCCAAAGAGTTCAGCTTTCTTTTTAAGAAGTTCAATCTCCAGCTTCTTAAATTTTTCAACGAAGTCAAGAGCGTTTTCACGATCAACGTCGGCATAGAAAAGAATCTCATTTCCGATAACTTTAACACATTCATTCTCTTCAATTTCTTTTTCATCTTCCGTAGGCATTGTTCAATGCTTTCTTTACTCTTGTGACGTCTCTCGATTTTAAGCCATTTCCAACAGCGAGGTGATTGATGACATCAAAATCTTGTGAGGTAATTTTATACTCCAGCAGTGGCGCCAAGTCTCCTTTTTCTGCATATTTCTTTAATAGGCACAACTCTTCCGTACCCAACCCCATCCTCGATTTCTTCTTAATTTCCTCATACTTCTGTTTGCGCATCTTGTAGTTTCCAAACTTTGTCCAACAACTCCCAGGTCTAATTTTATCTCTCACGAGTGGCTGACCGAGTGCTGTCTTTGGTATCGTTAGAGCATGTAACACAAAATAGGGCATCAGATTCCATTCACCTTGAGAATACATATGTGTGTCATACATGTCAGCATCCGAAAAGGATCGTGATGCTCTTATGATGTCAATACCCACCGAGTCAAGATAGTTTTCTTGAAATATATCCCATATATGACCATGTTCAGATATTCCATCGTATATTTCTATCGGACCAGGGTCTGAAAGAACTCCAGCTATGAATTCTTTTGGGCTTTCAAAGTCATCAATTTCATCATACCCCTCCATGTATGTAAAAAAGTTTCGTATATTTCCTTCTGCTCGCACAGCAGCATTTTCAACTTCGGGTCCCGTTTTATCTGTCAAGGTTTTCAAAACCGTTGGTGTATGTTTAGGGATAAATACAGTTTCAAAATTTGGATACATACACATATTCGTTGTGGTCACCAAGAGGGATCCACGAGAAATTCGATCACCATCTGCAACTTTCTCTATTATGGGTTTGAAACTGGGATCATAGTCCTCGATAAACACATGTTTTGTGGAGGGTTTTATGAATGGGAGGAAAAGTGATTTACTCTTTAGATGTTCAGATAAAAGTTCAACATTATTCAAACCTTCAAGGACAGCTTTGAGTACATACGATTTCCCCACCCCCAATGAACCGCATATGAATACATTTTTTCGTTCACGAATGTACTTACGAATCAGATCAATTCGTTTTGTGTGTATTGTGGAAACAATGGGATCTTTTTTTTGCTCAACTATTTTAATGAAGGAATCCATTGATGACTTTACTAATCAGGCCATAGATTTGGTGCTTGAAAATAACGCACTTCATAAACGTATCGTAGAACCTTTAAAAAGGAAAATTTTACCATACATTGTTTCAGGTATTCTTACCAATGTGGTAATGTTTATTCTTTTGGTGTACCTTGCTCGACGTCTATCTCTTCTTCCTCTTCCTCTTCCTCTACCTCTACTTCCTCATACTCCTCTGGGTCTTTAGATAAAAACGCACCAACCTTTTCAAAAACAGTGTCTTTGGTCAGGGCCCGAATAGGTTCCACAGTTTTCGGTAATTTCAGGTGTGGTATAGGACGAACAGATAAAATTTCTGGTTTTGTGAAAATACCTTCTATTGGATACTCTTTTTCGAAATTCAATAGAATCTTTTTAGGAACAGCAGGACATTGTTCAAGTAAACGATCGTATTCAGCTTTACATTCTTCAACAAATTTCAAACCCTCCTTTTTACGTTCTTCACGGGGGAGGGCTAATTGAAGTCTAATATTTCTCGAAAGACTTCCATGACCTAATGCAGATGTTCGATGGTTCTCCATCAACTCATTCACCTTGAGGAACTGCATGATCGTCGCGATCAAACCCGCGATAAGATTCAAACCACCAATGATTGATGGTGCTGCTGGTTGTATACTCAGAGGTAAAGTACTCTGCGCAAAGTTTGCAGTACCCGTGATGGTCGACAAGACAATGACTGGTAAATTAAAACGCAGACTCAATTTTTTATACATCAGAAAGGATCGATGATGCATATATCTGTAACACGCACACGCCTCACCCCATTGACGCAGGACGTTCTCGTGATACTCATTCCACATATCTTCCATTTTAATTTCTTCTGACATCTTATAATAGATGAACATAATATTTTTCATGCACGTCATATTTCTCGTGGCTATACTGATTGTCCCGTTCACAAACAACCAGAAGAACCTTGAATTTTATTCAATGCTCATTCCATTTCTATTTTATCATTGGTCGGTAAATGATGACACTTGCGCACTCACCCAAGCGGAGATGTTCGTGACAGGGAAACATAAAGAGGAAACATTCATGGGACGCCTGGTCGGTCCAATCTATAAGATGGAAGATAATGAAGTGAATAAGGTGACCAAGACCCTCTTTTTCGCACTTTGGGCATTTGTGCAGTACCGACTTGGACATTTTAAAGAATTTACAAAGGATATCAACCAGACACTTAAAGTTATGAAGCTACGATAAAATAGTCATGGACATTACACTTACTAGGGAAATCGAGCGCATGAAAATGCTAAAGAGTTTACCAAAAGATATGTATCGATATTGAAGACTTGAGGAGAAGGTGAGCGTCTCGATACACAGGTTGATCGCACCGGATCCGAAATGAAGAGAGAAATTCTCGAAAAGCATAAAAATCTCTACATACAGGAAATTGAAAAACTGGATGCAACTATCGAAAAAACGACTAGATTCATTGATGATAAAGTTGCAGCATTGGAACTCAAGTTGAGAGAACTCAACAAGGAGAAGAAATCATTCGAGTACAACATCAAGAAACTTGAGGAAGCTATCCAAAGGCGAAATACTGCTGAGGTATTTGAAATGTTTGAGACTGTAATGAACGCACTCAAGATTTTACGTGAAGAGAGTACCTAAACTTATCAAAAGAGTGTACACAAGACTTGAAATTGTCGTACACGATCATACATAACGCATCAGCTATATCGTGTTTCCTCTCATAAGGAATTTCACCTTCTATGTATTTTCCCGCTATGGCTACTGTTCTTTCCTTACGTTCTTCATAATCCAAGTGTCGCATCCCAAAATGCACATGCATGCTCACAGGTGAAACCAATATAACCTTCTCTTTGAACATGTAATGTAATAAAATCTCAATATTTTGAAAGCCACCAGGTGGTTGTCGTTCTATAAGTATTTTGTCGGCTGAATCGAAAATACTTTGGTGATCTTCTACAAATAAAGGAATGGTGTCTACAAAATCATTTGACTTTATATATTTATAATCTTCCAAACTTACCTTCTTTAGGAACTCCACCGTAATTTTTGGTCCAGATAAAGACTCTGGTAAAACTAGACCCATATTATGAAACCCAATGTCTATAGCCAACACCTTCATGTCTCTAGGTGAAAGATTTTCCTTAACTATAGTAAATGAAGAACAAGACAAAGACTCAACTTTTGTCGATGATCCTATTCGTTTCGATTATAGTCATCGTGTATCTCATCCAAAATCCCCGTGTTGTTAAGGTTCCAGTCAAAGTTCCCACCATGATGGTACCCCAAAGACCCATGCGTTCTCAGGAAATTCGTCGCGAACCAGAGTTTAGAGGTCCACCTATCAAGAAATATAAACCTGGTCGCATGCAACAGATGGGTCTTATCACGAATGGTGATGAGACTCTCCCCCTTTATGGGAAGGAAGTCCGTGGTCGCCGCGATCGTTACAATTATTACACAACCACGGGTGGTGAGAATCTTTACCCCATTCCAGTGAGTCATAATAACCGCGACTGCATGGAAGACATTGGATGCCAAGAAATCTATGGAAATGAATCAGTCTCAGTGACTGGTAAGACTGGTTCATTCGCAGTGAATATGTACAGGACAGACGACTTTTTTTAGAAGCGTTTTTTAATATCAGATAAAACGCGTGAAGTTGACGAACTGCAACAACACGAGCATACACATGCAGCCATGAGCATCGGTGGTGTTTTGAATGGCATCTTTGTAATTCCATACACCACAAGCATGGAACAGAATATGCTACAGATATAAGAGGCAAGCCATTGTAAATCCATAGGTTTATCATTTCCCTTGAAGAGATCAGAAATGAATGGGATTTTGGGCATATCGAGACCTGGGATCAAAGAAAACAAAGCTCCCATTTACAATACGTCAACAAAAATTATTGACCAGATCATATTCCCGCCTGTGGAATCCTGGTGTCCTCGTCAGTTTTGCCTTTTCAAGTAAAAGGTCCTTAATCGTATCCTCATCGAGATGTTTGAAAAAGTCCTTCTTCACCTCGATGTCGTCAAGTTGATGTTTCTCACGATTACTTTGGACATATGGCCAAGTGTGTTTTCTCAATGATGAAACCTCTTCCTCAAGTTGTCTAATCCTCGGTAGTAGAACCTTATGAATAAGTATTTTAAGTTCGTGTACATCACTCATCTTACCCTAATTTCATAATTTATCTTTATACATTGTAAGTATGACACCTGAAAAACGCGTATTTGTAAAAAAGGTGGCGCATGGTGTCAAAGACTTGATGGAATATTTGAAGTGTGGAAATAGAATCGCTCTAGAACCCCAAGATGATATTGAAAAGTTTATAAAAAAACAGATATTCACCCAGAATGAGTTTTCAGTTGGAAAGTTTCGGATGGCGTTGGATATGCTAAATTCTGAAACTCTATCACCTATACTCATTTACTTCGACACCATCGGTATAACAATCGATCGAGCATTTACAATGGCATCACCCAATCCACTTCTCTTCGTGAAAAGTGATATGGAATTTGCAAAGCTGATTAACGACGAAGACATCAAGACGTTTTATGATTTCTCACCTATAATAAATGCAGTACAGAGACTTGAAGAATAAAGCTAAAAAATTAGCTCTTCGTGTCACTAAGACTGTGGATGGAAAGCGTGTCAAACTCACAGCTAAAGAACTTCGATCCAAGATTACCATGAACTTTGAGAATAGTGTGAAGAATGCCCAGAAGGTTATTCGTATTTGCCGAACTGTAGTTGTTCCTATGGGTCAACCTGGACGTGTCCCGCCACCTCCCCCTAGTAAAAAGCTTGTCGTCAACAATAAGCGCGCCAAACTCATGGATGAACTCCGAGCGACTCTCGCCAAAAAAGGTCTCCGCCAATAATAAATGCCAGGTGTCAAACAACTTCAAGAAGCGAAGAAGAAGTTGAAGAAAATGCCTAAACCCACAGGAAACACTCCCAAGATCCCTACTGCTACATTGTTGCGTCTTATTGCCGCGGATCCTAAGATTAAACGGGATAAGGCGTTTGTGAAACGTGCTTTGGAACTCGCAAAATTAAATAAGTGATAAATGTATAGAAGTATGAAATCGAAAACGTTATTTCTCTTGATGTTTTTATGCTCATGTTGTTCGTGTTGTTCATCATCTTCTTCAGCCGCCGCCTTCTTCGCTGGTTTGATACCTAGTACAGGTCCACATTTCAGGAAAGTGACGGGGACGGGTAAACTCAAACTCCACATTCCACTTTTAGAGCTTGCTAAAAAAATCACCGATGGTGAGCCAAACGCAAGGGCAAGGACTGCGAAACTTGAAGAACTTCGTAAAACTAACCCAAATGACATTAAAAATTTCTGCGGTGCGTTACAGGAACTCAGAACTAAAGAGAAAGATAGTCCCTATAATGGACCTGGACCTTTCAATATATTAACAACCGGAGGTATAAAAACAGCTAAGGAATTGACGTGGGACTGGTTAACAGATGGTATAACTAAGGATGATCTTTTCACGGTTATGTCATTATGCCCGAGACCATCTCAATGATATTGAAAAAAATTATTGGTATAAAATAGAATCAAATGAAATCGGCTACAATACTTTTCATGATGTGTTTTTGTTCGTGTTGTTCATCATCCTCTTCAGCCACAGTCTTCTTCACTGGCCTGATTCCCAGAACAGGGCCACATTTCAGGAAAGTGACAGGAATTGATGATCTAATCAGTCAGAAAACATTTATTAACAATTTCTATGAGAAACGTAGTGGTAAGAACTCGGACCAAGAAAATAAGTTAATAGTGGAGGAGATTCGTAAAACCAATCCAGGTGGAGTTGCATCATTTTGTGCTGCTGGTGAGAAAGTCAAAGCTGCTAGAACCACTCCTCCTTATAACGAACCAGGTAAAATACTCACTATTGGAGGTATGAAAAAACCTGGAACTATATTAGAAGAAGCAATGGAACCATTGGGGCCGGCGATAAACTACGTTGAAATAGCCGCTAGGGAATTCTGTCAAAAGAAACCCTAAACTTCTTAGAAATGATCTTTTTAGCACCCTCAAATGACGGATGACCCCAGAGGTACCAACGGGACCAGAAACCAGCCCTGTCGATACCGCTCATCTTCCAATCTTCTTTATCACTCGATGTCACATCGAGCATCATTTTATGGATCCGTTCTGGATCTCTCTCTGCTATTGTCCTCTTGGGTACTCGACCACCGTGTCTGAGTACATAGGAACGCATACGTGAAGGATTCTTGTGTTTGGTGTAATCGGAATATCCGCTGGCACCAAAGTCAACAGTCCTGCCGTCTTCTAAGACAGCCCTGAACTTTTTTTTACGATCAGGACTTTTAATTATCTTGACGCGCATACTTATATTTTACTAATATAATTTACTTGCACGCCTGGCACCCATAGGCTTCCTTCTTGGGGAGGAAGAAGAGTTGCTCGGGGCCACGCTTCACACGTACATGTGATCGTACACATGAGAGACCACGTGAGCGCGAGACTGAGATGACGACAC